TTCACCTTCCCAAGAAAAACCTAGCGCGGGAATAAACTTTGATGTTTTACACATATTTAAAGTAAAACCACCGAAGAAACAAGGTGTGAAATTTGGATACGCCACATTGTTGTGTGTAAATAACCTTGGCTTGCTTACACCATTGGGTAAGTCAAGAACAAATTTGAAGCACATTGGTCTTGCAAAAATTGTATCATTATGGAATCTCATTAGAGGCAAACCACCAGGACTTTTGAATTTAAATCCTTCGTATTGGCTAATTGTTCTTTGTTTCTTTAAGAATAGATGAAAATCTCTATCATCAAGATCAGCTAACTTGCTATCAATATCGTCAAGTTTATAAGTTACTTGTAAATTTGCCAACCTTTTTGCTAAGATTGATTTAATATTGGGTCTTACGACTGTATATGACGTCAAGCCTTGCTTAGTAGGCATTAAATCCTTACCTCTTGGTATAGTATACATAATTGTGACTTCTGGCGGTTTTGGCATGTCCTTAATTAGTTCTCTTTCACTTGGTGTGATTTCATTGATCGGTTCTCTTAATACCTTCATAAGATTATTCTTCGCTGCCTGCCTTATTTTGTATTCGGTTCTACGTATATACTTAGCGTTGATTCTACCACGCATTTTCCTGGTACTATTTATTTGTTCCATTGTTGATTTAACGGTGAAACATTCTGAATTCGGAGTTAATAATTGGACTTTTGGCCTTTTGCCAGGTTTGTATATTCTGTGTTTACGTAAAACATCCATAGCTGATTTGTCACCTGATATAATCATTTGTTTTGTATCATCATCAACCAATCTCAGCAATTTGACTTTAGTTACATCAGAGTGAAGATGATAACCTTGTAGCAGTTCTTCATCTGTGCTAGGTATCAACCTCATGTCATAAAGTAAATCAATTTCCTCTGTAGTAAGCAACCATTTTTGCTCTAAGAGTACTCTATAAGCATCCATAGCTGATCTAGCACAGTCTATAGAATCACCCCAAGCCAATGATGATCTAGATTGAGCAACACAAGATATTATATCATCAATGAGCGTCTCACCTAACAATGGCTGTATTATAAGATGTGTGTGTACAAATTGATGAGGTAACATACCATTAGGTCCAATAGCTACATTATTGAATTCAGCTATTCTATCTGATAGTATGGGTTTATCAGTTGAATCTTTCATCATGCAATGTTGTACCAATTTGGGTCCCATATTTATATAATCCATCATAGTAGATGTTGAATTATAGACAGGATTCGGTCCAATGCACACACCTCTAGTAGAATCATCAGAAGTAGTCATAATTTCAGTTATTAATATATCCGGTGCACATTCCTTTTGAATGCAATCTAGACCAGCTGAGAAAACAGTATTTATCATAGCTCCAGCCATTGCTCGAACACCTTGCATAAAATGAATGTAATTAATACTGGCATAAGATTTATTGTTCTTCTTACCTACTTTTAAGTAAATTGGTAAATTGCCTTGTAAGTTCTTGTACAAAT